CACTCCGAGCGTTCTATCCGAACGCCGGTTTCCCGGCGCTCAGGGGAAACAAATCATCAGGCGCCGGGCGAACCCGCCAGCCCGCGCCAATCGGACCAGCCGGTCGAATAGCGCTCATATGCCTTGTATTTGATGTTCGACGTGTCAAAGTCCTCGTCCTGAGCGAACGAAGCCGCCTCACGCTGGAACAGCTTGAGGCCATCATCGACATTGGTGCGGATGAAGAAGGCATCCGTGTCGGTCAGGTAATGGTTGACCTTGATGCCGTCCGGGAACATGCCCATCGAACGCAGCGCGTTGATATCGTTGTTCGCGGTCCCGCTCTGGCTGGTCGACTTCAGGATGCGCGCCGCCTCGAACTCAAGGTCGATCGGCACGATCAACGAACGCGGCTGCACCGAAATCTTCATGCCGCGCGAATTGGTCATCTTGCCGATCAGGATACACATATCCTCAAGCGAGGCCTCAGACAGATCCGCCGCCACCGCGAGAGTGTTCGACTGGTTGCCCGAAAGGCTGGGATGCGCCGTCGAAAGCAACACCGCACCATCAGCGCCAAGATAGGAGCTGTTGAAGGCGCGATTATACATGTTCGCGACAACATTCTCCTTGGTCTGCCGCATCGAAAAGGCAAGGCTGCCCGTCCGCTGCATGCCGATCTTCTCGTAAAGATTGTCCTGGATCGCCTCATGGGTGATGATGAAGCCGAGCGCGTAGGCAAGATGCGTGTAACGCGACGTGATGCCCTGGGATGCGGTATCATAGACGATGGATGCGCCATGCGCCTTGATCGGGGCGAGACCGAAGCCGGTCATCTCCTGATCTTCCTCATAGGCCTTGTCCGACGTTTCCACGTCCACAAGGTCTTTCCATTCCATGGCGTATTCGTTGTATTTCGTGCCCCAGCGTGCATTAAGCCCCGGCCAGAGCAGCTTGGCGATTTGCCCGGTTGTGATCGTGCTCATGGCCCTAGACCCCCGCTACCTGATTGACATATTGATGGCGATTGATGCGGACGTGGAACACGCTGGCATCGGAGCCCGAACTGACCGACGAGCCCGGATCATTGTCGGCACGATTGGCCATGCCGACGATCTTGAGATCGAGGGTGTTGGTCGTCGCCTCGGTCGCGTTGTTGAGCGTGACCCCGGAATAGCCCGTATAGGTCGAGCCGGAACCGACCACGAAATTGGCATTCAGGCCAATGTCGTTCGCGGTCAGCGGCGTACCGCCGGTAACCTGCTGGATCTCATAGAGCGTGTTGGGATCGTCATCGACCAGAAGCACCCGCGTGGTCGACGCCGCGCAGTAGATCGTGCTCGTCGCCACATCGGGCAGAACACCGACCACCACACCGACAATCACGTCGCCGGTAGCGGCCTGGATGACGTTCGGCATCACGGCGCCGTTGACGATGGATGAACCGCCCGTCAGTTTGACCGGATCGCCGATGAAAATAGCGGTCGAATCGCCGCTGTCATGAACATAGGAACGAAGGGCGCCCGTCACATATTGACCGTTAACCCCGCGAACCGGGATCAGCCCCTTCGGTGCATTAATGTTAGCCAACGGACTAACTCCTTGCGAATTGGCCGAATGCGGCTACGGATGCGGCAGCATATGCCGCATGAGCCTCTTCGGGATGTTCAAAATAACCGAGCGTCTTCAACACGCCGCCGATACGAATATGAGCGGCCCATTTTTTAAAGCTCGTGCGGGTTGGAGCGAAATGAACTCCCTTCAGGCCGCTGCGCGTATTCTTTTGCACTGGCCTGTTTCGTGCGTTCTGCGCACGCGTTGCTGCGCGCAAATTACGCCATGCATTATTTGTTCTGGATAGGTCGATATGGTCAATAAAATGATCTGGCCATTCTCCAGTCATATAAAGCCACGCCAAACGCGAAGCTGTGTATGGGCGACCATCAATTTTAATTCTGCGGTAGCCGCTATCTTTATGGATAGCCCCAGCTTCAGCACCGATCTTTGCGTGTGGCCGCAAGACTTTCCACGTAAAAACACCTGTCTCCTGCTCATAATGAAGCAGCGAGCGCAGTCGTTCTTGCGTTAGTCCGCCTTGATAGTCAGTGGGCCTCACGAGATGGCACCCTTTGCGCTTCGATCGCGGGTGCCGGATTAATGGACCTCAGCGATCGGACTTGATTGAACCATGGCCGTAGGTTTCGGTAACCATTTGGCCTGTTGAATCACGCCCGGCGATGATCGCATCATCTATCTGCCGATTGTGCGCCTCTTTTTCGGCAACACCCTCGGCATATAGCTCGTCTGGGGTTTCCATAAGATAGGCTCGGAGAGGTTCGCCGTTCGCCTTGGTGCCTACGAGGCGTGAAACGCGCGAACCGGCATCGGTTGACTTGATGCCTTGCTCAGTGACGTGATCGTAACCTAGTTCTTCGGCGTCCGCAAGTCTGTTCTTATCGTCATTGAACCAGCGCCGGACATAGCCCGGACGCGTGGGGGCGGACAGCTTGGCGGCGTGGCCTCCCACCGATGGGCGACGGCGGCGTCCGTTTGCCGCTACGGGCGCGGTTTCCTCCGGTTTTTCCATTGCCGGCTCTGGATTCTGCGGTGCGATGGTCCGGCGAGGGCGCCCGCGTCTGACTGGTTCATCCATCTCTCGATCCTTCAGAACTGATATGATTTCACATAGTCTTCACGGCTCTTGATGACGCCGTTCTTGAGCCATTTGTCGCACATCTGCTTTGCCTCGGGGGGGAGGTCGGCGTAGGTCTTGCCGCCCCTTGGAGCCCTTGCGATGCCGCCACCGTCCACCGGATTGCGGGGCTTCGGCTTTTCCGCCTCGAACTCCTCCGCGAACTTGGCCTTCACCTTGTCCGTAATCGCATCCAGATCGGATCGATCGATAAAACCGCCCTTGCGCTTGAAAAGAATATCGGCCTGAGCCGTCGCATAGTCCTGCATGGCGCGGTTATCGTCGAACCACTTGTTCTCGCGCCGCCAATCGGCGAATTCCTCGGCGCGCTGCTCGGCAAGCGCCATGTCGTCGTTCGCCACCTGCGGCTTGGATGGTTTTTCAAGTTTATCGAGCTTTTCGGACGCTCTGTCGTGGGCCTCGACGTCTCCGGTTTCAACCGCCGCCCGCTGTTCGGCGCGGATTTCAGCCAAAGCCCGTTCATAAGCGCGCTGCTCGCCTTGTGAGAAGAATTCGGCAGATTTTGCCATCTCCTTCTCCATCTTCTCCAATCGCTTGAGCAATGTCTGGTTCTGAGCCCGTAGAACCGGCATCAGCTCCTGACCGCGATCATAATAGGTCTTGGCGTCGACATGCTTGGTAGGATCGCCGCCGAACTCCTCGGCCGATTTCCAGCCGATCTTGCGCGCCTCCTTCTCGTAATCGATCTCTGGTTCGGCTTGCCGTGCCTGATCTTCGATCTGACCGACGTCTTCGACTGCCGTTGCCATGGCTATTCCTCCAGCCTTGCTATGACATCCTCATCACGGATGATCCGATAATCCTCGCCGTCCGCGCCCTTCAGCAGCGCCCCGGAATATTGCGCGATCAGCACGCGCTCGCCCTCGTTCAGCTTCTCGATCCATTCAGCGAAGCAGGATTTGCCAATCGCGATGATCGTTGCCTTCTGTGCGGCATATTTCTGCTTTTCGAGCGATGACTCGGGCATGATGATCCCGCCAGCCGTTCTCGTTTCCGGCGGATCGACCTTGACCAGCATCTTGAGGTCGACCGGAACCATCCCCGACGTGTTAGTCTGCATCATCTTCCCCATAGAATTGCTTCACATCATCCGGCTTGAGGTACTGGAGCGAGCCCAGGACCGCCGCCTCCGTTTGGCATGACGGATCCATCAACTGGCCCCGGCCCCATAGCTCCTGCATCTTCTCCCGGCGGTCCTTGAGGTATTGCAGGAATTCCTCCGTCACCGGGTTGCGGCGCCATGCCTCCAGCGCCTCCGGGTTGCATAGCTGGCGCACCATCGTCCTCCATGTCAGCAGCATCGGTTCCAAGCTTGACGGATGCTGCCGCAAGCGAGCTTGCATCGGTCAGCGCATTCATCGTGAAAGCAGTCTGAGCCGCCGTCATCAGCGACGCAGACCCGGACGCATTAAGCTGCCGTATCCGCGCCTTCGTCTCATCGCGATCATTGGCGAGCTTGGCCGCATCATGAACCATCTTGGGGTCGGGCGGCGGCGGATCGACCTTTAGTAGCTCGTCGATATTGGTCTGCCCCGTTCCTTCGAAAATGCGGCGACGCAATTCGAGCTGGTTCGTCAGCGGATCGTTGATGAAGCCCTGGAGAACCTGAGCCCGCACAGCCTTTTGCGCATCGTTGACCATCGTCGGATCGGACACAGGGACAACATCGATGTCCTGATCCTGATAGTCTTTCCGACCAATGACACCCGGCGTGTCGCTGAGCGCGTAATAGGCTTTTTCGTCGAGAAAATCACGGTTCAAGTCGAACAATATCCGCAATTCCTGCCCGAAAGAGCGGTGGATGCGCTTGAAAATGCCGGTCATGACCTTCGTGGCCTGCTCGATCTGCGCGAGGACCGTCGTAGCCGGCGTGTTGAGCCCCTGACCGGCGCCCGTCAGCACATCCTGGACGCTCGTGATCTCCTTCGCGGCGCTGATCAGCATCTCCAGCAGGTTGAACAGCACCTGCGAGGGGCCGGGAAGCGACAGCGGAACGATATTGTCACGCAATGACCCGCCGGACACGTCCATGCGCTTCCATTCGCCCAGCCTGAAGCGCAAATCGCCCGATTTGAGGCTGACACCGGAGCCGAGGAAGCCGCCCTGCGCATTCTGGAGCGCGCCAGCATCCAACAACTGGTTCAATGTCGTGTCGACCGTCGCCGTGATATCGTCGAGCAACGAACCGAACCCGATATCGTAGAAGCCGCCATCGGGCGATGGGATGAAGCCGTATTTCGTGAAGTAGCGCTTCGGCTCGATCCTGACGACTTCCTTGCTGGACATCGTAACCGTGGTCGGGTCGAAGCATGGCTCAAGTCGGACGACCTCGCCGCTCTCGCGCACCATCGTTACCACGTAGGGTTCGGGGTACTCGTCGCCGTCCAGATCAAGCCGGCAATGCTGCTCCAGAAACTCGATCGGGGCCGTTGAAGACTGATCGCGGTCGCTCTCTGCCTCCGGGATACTCACCTTGCGCCATTGCTTCGTGCGGAACTTCTCCTGGATTTCGTGCGGGTAAAATCTCAGGATTTGCGTGAAGCGCGGGGCCGACTCAAGCGATGTCGCCCAATAGTTGATCACAAAGTCCTTGGCCGGGACCATGCGCGAGATGTTCTTGCGCTGAACCAGGTCGTAATAGGTCTTGCGGAAGACGCATCCCACGATCGGCAGCATCAACAGCAGGCGATCGGTGTCCTCTTCCCAGCCTGGCGTGTCGTACAGCAGTTGCCAGGTCATATGATCGCCGATGCGCTCGGCGCGCGCGTGTTTATGTCCGTCAGGATCCGGGCCAAGCACACGGCCCTTCACCAGATTGGAACCATCCACGATCACAGGATAAGATCGGGCCTGGAATTGGATGCTGGCCGTTGTCAGCAACGGGAACTTGACGTTCGCGGCCCCCGCCCAAGGAAAATTCTTCGCCTCGCGGACCTGCATGGCGATGTCGAGATAGCGATCGTAACGCGCCTCCCAGCCTCGACCTTCCTCGATCGAGTTGTTGCGCGATGCCAGATCATACTCAAACTCCTCAAGACACTGGCTGCCGATGCGCGTGATGTCGTTGCCCTCAAGCTCATCGAGCAGATTGGGCGCGCGCAATATGTCGTGGATGGATAGCATTACCATTCCTCATCCCGGTCAAAGCCAGCGGGGCGCGGCTGTTTCCAGATCTCGTCACCAGCAGCGTCCAGCAGGCCTGTGAAGCGCGGCACATGCTCGTCAACCGTCAAGTCAGGAACGAGCCCTGCGTCTTCGCTGAAAAGAGGATCGCTGACCCATGATCTTGGGCGCTTGATGTAGCGAGTCATCAATACCCCCCAACCGTGCTGCGCCCGTCACTGCGGGGATCGTAATAATCGTCATTTTCAGCCATCTGAGGAATCAGGAGCGACCGCGCCACGGCCACCAGCCCGAAGGCGTCAGCGGCGTGGGAGGACTCGTCGTGCTCAGGCCCAAGCCCGACGCCGCTCTCCTTATCGCGCTTCTCATGATACCAGCCGATACGGTCAAGCCCAGCCTGACAGAACTCATCGTCGAAAACCATTTGTGGGAATAGTCGGCGCGCAGCCTCAATACGCTGCTTTGCCGCGCCACGGCCTTGATTGGGAACCACCAGGGTATCAAACCCAGCCTCCCGCAGCGCGCCCTCATAGGTCACTGAGACGATCTTGTCGTGCGCTGCGCCATCGTGCGGGAGAATGCAGAGCGCCTTGTCGTAACCGCCCTCGCGCAGCCAGGTAACGTGCGCGGCGAGCGGTTGGCCGACAGCCTCGTAATAATCAAGGAAACGCACCTCGGCGCCTATCAGTTGGAAAATCCATATAGCAGTTGCGTCTGCCCTCGCACCTGTTCCGCCAATGTCCCAAGCGGCATAAAAGCGCATCAGCGGATCTTCATTGACCTTGCATATGCGCCTTTCCTGCCGGGCGCGGACAAGCTGGGCGGCATAGTAAGCCCCCTCAGCCACGGTGACGAACGCGCCTTCCCAAACATGATCATATTGATCTGGACGCTCAAGCATGTCCTTCTGGCGCTGGCGTTCGAGAATGGCCGGAAACCACGGATTGTCACGCCAGTTCATCTCAACGATCTTCGACCGCGCATCGCTGGTGTTATAAAACCGCCTGTTCGTCGCGGATGTCTTCCGTTCAGGATTCCACGTCACCCAAAGCTCGCTATCTTCTTCACGCAATGTCGGGATCAACTTGGTCCATGCCTCATCGGTGACAGGCTCGGCCTCATCGATCCAGGCCAGCAATATGCGTGATTTGGACTTGATGCTGTCGACGTTGCGGTCGAGCCCATAGAACCCGTAGGAAACACGGCCGCAGACGGTCCTGATATATTTCTCGCCGATCTCGAAATGCGGAACGAGCCAGTCCTCCTCGCGGATCGCCTCCTTAATCTCCTCAAGCGAACTATCAGCCAGTGAGTTCATGAACTGGCGCCCGCAAAAGACAATCCCGCTGCGACCTGACGCAGCCCACATGTGAGCGCGGACAGCCGTCATTTTGGCGAAGGTGCGTGTCTTGGCGCTGCCACGTCCGCCATGCGCGCCGCGCGTATCGGCCTCGCCTGTGAAGACAGGGACGAGCTTCGCGGGCATCTTGACGCGAGCTTCCGTCACTTCGGCAACACGCCCTCAAGGATGATGCGATGGACATGCTCGCCATCATTGCCAGAGCCTGCGACTTGAAGCGGGATCACCTTGCCAACCAGTGTCATGAACGCGGCGGGATTGAGTTTAGCCTGGTCCTGAAGATATTGGACGCCACCAGCGCCGGAAAGCGCCTGCAGGACCATATCCTTCACCGCAGCGCTGTTTTTGTTGGGCGCGCCTTTAGGACGCCCTTTACCGGCGTTACCCCTATTGGGGCCTATTTTACGATCTGCGGCTGGTGTCTGCCCGCTCATAGGGCAAGCTAATTACGCAGCAATATCGAGCCGCGATAGTTGACAAAAATAGGCTCCCGGTCTTTTTTTTGCGAGAACATGCAAAGCCCGGTTCAGATAGCTCCGGTCAAGCTGAAGGGCGCGTTCGACCTGCCCGCGTGAGCATGGATAATGATCTTCCAGATACCGCTCGATGCGCGCAAGCGTTGTTGCCGGCCGCCCCCTGGACAATTCACCCCTCCCCTTCATTCAGGACGTGATCGAGAGCTAACTCGTCCAATGCCCGTTGGATCATTACGAAGAACACGAGCAGCGCATCCCCCGGACGTTTTACGAGACCCGTGCTCTGCCCAGCCTCCACCATCCCCTCGCTGGGATGTTTCAGCTCGTTCAGGATGGCGCGGGCGACATAGGTCCAAC